CTGTCTACCATTAAAGATGATACAATATAAGATACTCCCCCTTCTCCTAAGAGTTGGGGGTGTTCTATTAGTGTGCATTAAGGTATTTCTGCCAGCCACGTCCACACTTCTCGCCTAAATAAGCATCAATCTTTCCAACATACAAACCGAGCATAGATAAGAACTGCTGCAATGCGATAATCATTTTCGGACCCATAAGACCGTCAATTTCCCCATGATAAAAACCTCTGTTCTTTAAATCACGCTGCCATGCTTTTACTACTGGAGAACCTTCTCCGTAATTTTTTACAAACTCCCAATAACGTGCATCGATATAAATAAAATATTTCTTATTACACAACGGCTGGCGTGAAATCACTCCATCTACAAATGTTCCATAGTGTCTTTGCGTTTCTTCGTTGGAATTCTTACCAAGAATGCCATCTTCTTTTATCTTAATGTTTTGTGGTGCTTGTGTTGGTTTTTGTGGTGGTGCTACCGGATTATTTGTTCCTGTATACTTAATATCCAAATATTCCAATATCGCCTCTGCGTATGCAATGCCGAACGCCTGCTGCTCTTCTAAGGTATCAACAATATCATTGTCTTTGTCATTGTCCACAAACGCACATTCACACAGCACTGCTGTCATACGTGTATCTCTTGGGAATGCAAGGTCTTTCGTTTTTACCCCTCGGCTGTTCTGTCCTAATGCCTGCGTATGTTTCTCGCATAACTGAGCAAGTTTTTTTCCTTTTTCAGATGTAGGGTGGTAATAACTTTCTGATCCATCTCCACCACCTGCATTTGTGTGGAAACTTACTGCCAAATCTGCCCCACTTGCGTTTGCTTCTCTAACTTCCTGCGAAACTGGGTCATTTTCATCTGTTACTCGACTACATACCACAGTAATGTTATGCGCCATTAATACATTACGGCACGCCAACATAATGTTTAAGTTGATTGTTTTTTCTACTAATCCGTAAGCACTTGCTCCCGGGTCATTTCCTCCGTGTCCTGCACTTAAAAATACTTTTGCCATAATAAAATCTCCTTTCTATTCTCTACAATATTCAAAAAGAGGACGATTACTCGCCCTCCGAAATATTATCTTTATTCACTACTTTATCTGCTACTTCCAATCCCTTTATTAGAATTTTAGGTACGTTGTATCCTGCTTCAACAAAGTTCTCTAAAATGGAACGAATCTCATTTATAAGTAAACTGGCCAAAACGAACCAACCAAGCAAAGTCGTAATCTGTAAATCTACATTAATGGTTTTCCCAATTTCTACAAAAACTGCACTTGCTCCAAAAGCAACCATAATCATAAGCCAATAGCCAAGTTTTTTAAGGACACCTTTCCAACCTTTCACAGAATTCTCTTTCCCGGCCATTCTGCTTTTCATCCACCCCGTTAGCCAATCCGCTACATTTAAGAGTAGGAATGCTACAAATAGACACCAATGTTCTCCTAAAACGTAAGAAAGAACGGCAACTATCGAGCCTACAATCACATTGTATGTATCAATTATTGTTTCTGCGTAATTCATTTTCATATCCTCACTTCCTTTACATCTGCACTTCCAAGTCTTTCAATACTGCTTTTACTTCTTCCCTGATTCTCTCAGGTACGTCTTCTAATCTCTTTTTCCCTTTCAGAATAAGTGTTGCGTATACTACTGCCATATCTTCCACCTCCCTTCGATGTAACGTTATTTTATTTGCTTTTAGCACTTACGCCCATTCCCTCATACAATTCACACATGGCCAACTGTAAATCGGTTATCTGTGCGTTCGCATTTTTCAGTTCTTCCGTCAAGTTATGTATCTGTTCGTCTTTCTCCTGTAACTGTTCTTCAAGACTCTTTCCCACTCGGTTCATCACAATTCCATAAATCTGTCCCGTGTATTCTTCGGTATGGTCATACTCTGTGTAGTTCTCATAAGTGGCAATAAGTTGTCCACGCTCTTCTACTTTCATCACTTTTGTTTTGACTTTGTCAGAAAATAGTGTTCTTAACTGCTTAGGTGTTGTGTTTATAGCAAGTATTCTAAGACCTTGTTCAACAGGTTCTGCAGACTGTATCTGCAGTTCTGTGGCATCATTAAATTTTAGTATCATGCGTTCTCCTTTCTACTGGTATCATACCAGCGGGCATAAAAAATAAGACCTGTGAAGGTCTTTGTTGATAATCTGTATGAATAATAAGTATTTGTCAAAGTTAACTGTCCAGAAAACAAGTACACAGGGCGGTTGGGTTGTTGAAAAATATGCAAATGGCTGGTGTAAACTCTACATAAAAGCACAGGTTTACCGTGCAAGTAAAGAGCAGACTGTTTACAAATTACCATTTCCAAACGGAATACAATTAAAAAACGTCCGTGTGCAAATGACACCAGCACAAAACGGTTGGAATGTGGCTAATTTCTATCATAATACCTCTGGACAAAATGATGATAATGCCGTTATTTCTGAAGTAGTAATTATTTTTACCGCAAAGGATACAACTGCATTAACATATTGTTTTGATGTTTGTGTAAGCGGATTTTTGGTGTAATTATTTTAAGGGGTTAAAAACTTTTTAAATACAAAAATTTCAAGGCAACTGCATTATATGTTTTTTTAACATTAGTGCAATTTGCAGCCCAACCATTCGGGGAAACAACAAGCCCTACTTGTCCTTCTCCCCAACCGCTTGCCAGTCCGATGCATCTATATCCTTCTACAGTTGGAGGAGTAATTGCGGAACTGCTTAGTGCTTTGCCTTCAAAAGCATTTAGCGTAATTCCGGGAGTTTTAACGATTTTTTCCATGATGACCGGATTTTCTTTATTAGACAAATACTTATTTATCTTATTCATATCCATCAGCGCCCGAAATAGTGGTCTAACCTCCACCACATTAATACCGTTTAATTCAACCTCATACAACGGCATATCTGCGATTAAATCTCCCTGTCGGATATTCCCCTCTGTATATTTCGGTACTGCTGGATCTGACGCCGACGGTGTTCCTTTTATAAGCACTGGTTCTATCGTTTCTATTTTCGTATCTTCATTTTTTGTGTATCTGGCAACAATCAGGTCTATACGTTTTTCCCCTTGTGTACCGTTTTCTATTGTGATTTCATCAGATTGTCCTGCTGAAGTAGAAAACTCTCTCCCCTGAAATACTCCACAACCGTCATAAATTTTTAGCAAATTATTAGATACCAGTTCTGATTCAAACATTCTTCCTACACCAAGTACATATTCTTCTGCGCCGATAATTCCACGGTTTAAATCCGCCCATTTCTCCGATGTGATATGTGGTTTTCCTCTATATCCTGTTACGATTTCCATATTCCGTCATCTCCTTTTAAAATATATTCAACATTGATTTTCCCTTTTTGAATTTTAAGAATCTTTTGTACTACCGGTTTCTGTACAAGTATACCTGTAACAAAATCTCTTCCGGAAACAATATCCCCAATGCTCAAATCCACATCTGATACTTTCATGCCAAATTCCTTGTAATTCATCAGTTCCTGTAATCTCTTTGTTCCGTCTTTTCGTAGTTGTTCTATGTCGGACTGTGAAGTATAAGAATATAAAGCCACTCTTTCATCTAATCCCTTGTAAAACTTATTACCGCCGATTGTTCCATCTTTCTGAACATATAAATGCAGTACCGTTCTGTCCGTGCCTTCGCCTGTACCGGCACAAATAAGATGATTTATTCCTCTCCTATAATCACGGGCAATAAAATTAATACGGTTATCCTGATTGTATTCTTTTTGTTCGGAAAAATCTTCTGTTGGAACAGCCTGTACTTCTACCCAACCCGGAACTCCTGCACCTCCCTGCTTATATTGTATATCCAGTCTGTATTTCATACTGGAAAGCATATCTTCAATTCCTTCAATCAAAGTACAGTAACGCTTGAACTGATAATTCTGCACCGACACTCCCGTATCCTTTTGCGGAACTAAAAACAAGTCTCCAAACTGTCCGTCCAATAAACTTCTCAGTATACTGTTCAATTCTCCTGAAACCTTTTTATAGTCCTGATCAGAAGGCGGTTCGATTATCTTTTTCGCCAGCATTCCTCTCCATGTATCCCCTGTTAATGTCACTTTCGCACTACCGGTCGAACTTTGTATATCACCAATTATTCCACCGTATTCCGTGTCAGGAAGGGCAATGATAAAACCATAATTCATTTTTTCTTTATCCCATGATGCCAGTTTCATCTCAAATGCAAAGTCATTCGTATCTCCCAAATCCATGTCCATTTCAATACTATAGTCTAAGTAACCGATTTGTCTTCCGGCATCATTTACCACTATCATTTTCTTTTCCATTTCGGCGTACTCCTTTTCAAATAAATCAGTATGTCAAAGCCAAAACTTCCGTCCCAACTTATCAGGTTATAGCCCGGTTGTATTTTTTCAAATATCGAACCGTTTTCATTGTTCCTGTTATCAAATTCATTTACCTGTATACCGTTTGTACGCATTCGATACACTGTGCCGGCAAAAGAATCTATGACAAGATATTCTCCCTTATCTAACTTAGTTTTCACTTCGTAAGTATGGTTGTTGATAGTAATGCGAGGATTTGTACATGGACCGTAAATAGTCATCAAAAAATCGCACGGAGAATAGTGTTCAAATTCAATCGTTCCCACGCCGACCGCATCTCCTGTTAAATCAAAGGGAATGTCAAAATCAAAGTCCAAATACTCTCCTGTCTTATCTGCGTTCGTACTTGGTTGGAACTCATGCTTTTCTTCCTTTATCCAAAATGGGTGTTCTGCAACAAAAGTAATCTGATTATCCAGCAACTCAATGTCGTTCTCCCATTCCGTTATATCTGAAGCAATAATATAGCACTGCCAGTATTGTTCACCGATGTACAACCGCCCTGCCTGTTTATGCAAAACATCATATTCCACTGTCTCATGAAAGTAGTTAATCGCATCATAATAATCATCTTTTGAGTAATTCAAAATACTAAGTAACATGGTCTTCTCTGTAATGCCTCTGATAAAATCAGTTATTTTTCCGGACAGCGCAGATGTGTCCACGCTTTCATATCCCCAGATATAATCGAAAAAATCCCCTGTTTGCAGTAAGTAAGGTGGTTTAAGCAAATCCAGCCTTATTCCTTTACTATTCACATAGTATATTTCCATCATTGTCTATCCACCTTCCTTACTACTCGTCCAAATTCTCTTTCAAATACTTCCACTGACATTCCGTTTACTCTGTCCGAAAATTCTTTTCCTGCCACAGTTCCGATTTCTTTTGCCAATTTTCCAATCTCCTCATCAGACAGCTTTAACATACTGTTGGTTTCCTGCCGGTTCATAATGTTTGTATTGGTTTCCAAAGAGAATGACCTTGCAATTCTCCCTGTATTTAGTGCCATCGTATTTCTCATACGTGAGGATATATCTGACATATTTAAGGAGTCCAAAGCAGTTTCTGCAAGTTCTGAAGAAGTCCTTCCAACAAGTTTTTTCTTCTTTTCGATACCAAGAGCATAACCTGCCCCAAAATCATCTCCTAAATACTCTGTCTCTTTCGCAGGAGAATGTGAGTTCTGAGCCTGCCGTACTCGTTCCAACGTATTTGCAACCATGCTGGCTCCCATATCTCCTACTATTCCCACATATGAACCAATCCCTTTTTCCATTCCCGCACCAAAAGATTGTCCCAAACCATACGCTTTTGTATACAAGTCATGCTTATCTGCAACTCTTTCCGGTTCGCTTACAATTTCTTCTGCCGCCGAATTTACATCTTTCTTTTTACTAGAAGTTCCTGTTTCCAGTCCGCTTCCTGCACTGATGCCAAGTTCTCTAAGTTTCTTTAATATTTCCTCACGTTTCGCCCCTTCAGCAGTTTCTAACTGTGCAATTAATTTTATCCCCTCAGCCTGAACAGATGCTTTTTTTCCGGAAATAGCACCAATCAGTCCGTCTGCAGATTTAATACCAAGATTTGACAAAAGTGTTTTTATTTCCGGTTCTTTAAGCGCCGTTCCTGCTTTAATCTGATTCAGTAATTCAACTGTCTTTGACTGTACATCTGGTTGTTTTGAAGATAAAGAATCAAGCATGGCCTGTGTTGCTGTTATCCCCAAATTTCCCAGTGCAGTTGTAATCTCCGGTAATGCCATTTCGGATTGTTTTTTCAATTCCTCTTTGGAACGTGTGACCATTTGTTCCGCCTGCGTAACCATTTCTTGTGTAACGCCCGGAGTTCCATTTGCAACAGCCTGTTTTAACTGTTCATAGTGAGATTCCATGTTCTTCACTTGCTTTTCAAGTGTTTCCTTTGTTCCTGTTTCGGCAGTGATAAACGAGGCTTTAATATTTTCCATTGCAGTTTTTATCTTTCCTGCATCTTTGGAAATAATCGCTGAGGAAAGTCCCTCATAATTTTCTATTGTCGATACATAACCAACATAAGCAGATTCACTATCTTCCACACCTTTAAGTGCTTTTTCATAAGATTTTTTTGCTTCTTCATTGGCATCTATAATCTTACTATTTACATCTAAGTACTCTTTTGCATCTTTCGGATTGGACTTTAAAAGTTCATTGTACATATCCATGACTTCACTGGCTTCTTTTTTAGTCCTGTTGTACTCTTTCTCGACTTCATCAAGCGTTTTCAATGACTCCTGGTATTGCGCTAATGCTTCATTCTGCTTTTGTATAGCCTCCGTATACGCCTGTTCATTTGCCTGTAAAAGTGCCTCGGCCTTTTTCATTTCAATGACCTGTCCAATAGATTCTTCTAAATTTCCATTCGACTTTATAATGTCCCAAATCTGTTCTTTTTCCAGTCCGAGAGCAGTTGACAGTTCATTTACGATAAAGTTGGCACGTTCTTCATATCCTTCCTTTACCTTGCCGTTTGAATCAATCAGACCAGAGAGTTCTTTGTTTAACTCTGTGTAATGCCCGTATTCAGCCTCTACACTCGCCATTGACTCCTGTCGTTGTTTGTTCAGTTCGGCATATTCTTCAGCAATTTTATGCGACTCTTCGATTGACTTTTTCTGTTCGGCAGTCAACTTTCCTGCCTTTTCTGACGCATTTTCAGTGGTGAGCGCATAAACACCCAAACCTGCTACTAAAGCACCAACTGCTGTAATAAGTAAGTTGATAGGATTTGCATTCATCACTTTATTCCAAATATTGTGTGCCGCCGTTGCCAGTGTGATTTTACCAGTCATCTTTCCAACCACAGCCTGACCAATTGTAAGAGTTGCATTAGAGGCTACTCCTGTTTCCATTGCAATCAGTTGTGCTTCATTATACTTATCTACTGCAGTTTTGGCGACTTTCCATGCTTTTGCACCTTTCTCCATCGCTGAACTTGCTTTATTTACAACCTTATACCCTTTAAATGCAACAAATGCCGTTGTAGCAGAACTTGCAATCAGTTCCAAATGTTCTCCTGCGAAATCAAGTGCTTTCGTAAGCGGAGGCAGTGCAACCTTTGCCACTTTTCCGGTAATATCTATCACATTATCCATTGTATCGATTACCGTTTCTCCTGCCTCTTCTATTCCTTCAGACGCCGGAAGTATTTTGGCTATTCCCCCGACAAATGCTCGTGCTGTTTCTTCTGCGGCATTTAAGATTTCTTCTCGGTTATCGATTACACCCTGTGCAAAAGACTGAATAAAACTTACAGCCGTATCAACCATATCCGGTGCGTGTTCCGCTGCCTTTGTTGCCAGTCCTGCAAACTCATCTCCTGCGGTTTCAATCGCTTTATCCAACCCACCATTGTTAAATGCGTCTGTAATCTCGTTTATACTGTCTGTTGCTGTTACTGCAGCGTTTTTCAAGTTATCGGAAACACTTTCATAAAAGACAATACCAAGCGACTCCGCAGAGCCTGATAACTGCTCTACTGCCCCTTTTAAATTGTCCTGCATAGTTTCCGCCGCTTTCTTCGCTGAACCGTCACACGTTGTGTATGCCTTTGTCAAACTCTCTAAACTTTCAGGTCCTTCATTAATCAACGCAAGCATTCCTGATAAGGCTTCCTGTCCGTATAACGTCACAAGATAATTATTTTTCTGCTCGTCCGTCATACCTTCCATTGCTTTGCCAAGCACATCCACCTGATCTGTTAAAGAAAGCATTTTCCCTTCCGAATCATAAAAGGAAACGCCTAATTCACTCATCGCCTCCTGCATATCCTCAGTTGGACGAGATAATCTTGACAATGCCCCTCGAAGAGTTGTGCCGGCTTGACCGCCCTGTATACCCGCATTTGCCATAATACCGATTGCAGCCGCTGTTTCTTCCATACTTATTCCTGCCGCACGTGCAAGGGGAGCAATATATTTCATTGCTTCTCCTGTTTCAGCAACTGAGGAATTGGTTCTGTTTGCATTTTCTGCCAACACGTCTGCTACGTGTCCCACATCTTCCGCAGCCAAACCAAAACCACGAAGTGTAGATGCCGCAATATCAGAACTGTTGGAAAGGTCTTCTCCCGATGCCGCCGCCAAGTCCAAAAGTCCCGGCATGGCTTCCAGAATTTCATTTGTGGTAAAACCTGCCGCTGCAAGATTTTCCATGCCTTCTGCCGCCTGTCCGGAAGAAAACGCTGTGTCTGCACCTAATTCAATAGCCTGTTCTTTTAACTTCGCAAATTCCTGTTCAGTTGCCCCTGAAATTGCTTTTACACGGGACATCTGTGCCTCAAAGTCACTTCCGGTTTTAATGGCAACCGTAGCCACCCCCGTAAGTGCTGCACTCGTTCCTGCAACCGCTGTAGCGGCTACTTTCAGACCTTTCTTTGTAATACCGCCTAACTTCTTTAAGCCCTGTTCTATGCCGGAAGAATCCAGCCCTGTTTCAATGACAACTTTTCCGTCTGCCAAATGTTTCACCTACCTTTGTCATAACAACCCACTTATGTCCTCGCCCTTTAAAAGAGCCTCCTCAATTCGTTTTACCCTGTCGGGCATCTCCGATATTTTTCTTTCCAACGCAAAATACCTCTGCATTGCCGAATAAAACTCACGCTCTTTCTTCGATAAGTCCTTATTTTTTGTATCGATTGTGCGGTATTCCATTACTCTTTGGAGTTTCGTATCACTTCCTAAGTTTTCAAGCAAAATCATAAACTTCCACCAGTGCATCTCCTCTGTCTGCAAGTCAATCCCATACTGCTGCATAAACCCCGCATATATCAGTTCTGCATCTTCTACAAAATCAAAAGACTGTTTATTATTTATACCGGCTATCTTACGCGGAAAAACTTTCCTCTCTTTCTCTCTTCCACATGAGAAAAACCAAAACATTTTATCTATGTGTTCTTCCGTATGGCATCTCTTACCGACATAAAACATAGACAGCATTTCCACCATCTCGTCTTTTGACAATTCTTTCTTATCCCCGAGAATTTCATAGCAACGCAAAACGGTGCGAAAATCCGAATGTATCGGACAGTTCACACCGTCTATCTGTAACCATGTCGGAAAAGGAACAGTTAATACGCTCATTTTCTTTTCCTCATTGACCCTAATCTTTCCATGATGCCATTGTACTGTTCCTGCTGTCGAATTTGTTCGTTTACAAGTTGCTCGTATGCGTCCATATGTAATAAAAGGTCATTTTCTTCCCCACACACTTCAACACCTGCACCTTCTCCAAAAATACTGTCAAACATCTGTTTAATGCTATCACAAAGGTACTTGTTCTTTTCCTGTTCATTTCCATGAGGTACGTTCTTTAAAAGATGCTGCATTTTCTCCAGTTCCCGAAAATACTTTTCCTTCGTGTCTTTATCTGCGTTATACAACGCAAAATCCAAACAAATACCATGAATTACCATACTTATTTTCTCCTTCCTTTTGCTATTTTTGCCTTTCCGATTTTCCCCCCGCCAACCAAGGCGTTATCTGCGGGTGAGATTACTCCCCCTTCGGTGTGAATTTCTTTGTGGATGTATCAAACGTTCCAGCCACCCAGTCAGATACCGCAATAAGATTTCCGCTACCCTGAATTTCTCCGTCATTATCAGCAAACTCAGAAAGTTCAATCGCTACTCTTCTCTGTTTTGCTTCAAACTGAGTTGCCTGTTCGGGAACAGGTTTATTCAGATACACTTTCACATACAATGTTTCTGCATCTGCACCCGTCTTTTCGTTCTCTCCAATATCCGTAATAAAAGCAAGCGCCTTTTCTGAGCGGATAAGGTCAAATTCAAGTGGAGCAGACCACTCATAAGAACCAATTCTCTGTGTTGCTGATTTCTGATTAACATAACGTTTTGAAGTTGTCTGTGCTGATGGAGAGTTATCTAACTGTGTGACACCAAATCCCAAAAGTTCAAATGTAGGGGATTCACTTCCACCTGTCACATCTAAGTAGTCCGGCTGTTGAAAACGCTGTTCAACACCTGTTGACTCTGCTTTTGCAAAAAACTGTAAATTCATTTTCATTCTTTCTACCTCCGCTTAAAATATAAAAATTGACATTGTATTCTATATTGGCAAATCGAACTCTGATTATCATACAGATAACCGTTTGTCGTCGCCCTTATAGACTTGCTTTGTAACTGTCCGCTTAATTCCGGTAGTACGTTCTTTCTTGTACAGTCCTCCAACCAATCCGAAAACCTCTCGTAAAACTCTGACGTTTTCTCATTTTCCACTGCCCCGTACAATTCACAGGAACATAAGGAAAACACATATTGCCTTACGCTATCTCCATTTGCATAACGCTTTACAATCGGTTCCGCAGGTGTTTCTTCAATGCTGTACATCGTCGGACTTTCGTCCAACTTATTTATACTTACTGACGGAAAGAGATTTTCAAACTCTTCCAAAAACGGACAGGTTTCTATAAACTTTTTCACTTGTACCGCTACACTCATCTAGCCTTACCTCCACAATACTTAGCAGTTGCTTTCACAATCTCTTTTCCCCTGTCCGCCCACATACGCTCTGTCCAACGTTTTCCGCGCAAACATTTATAATTGTGATTATTTCGTTTTGTTGTTCCCTGCTTTCCTCTCCCTCTGTTCTCATAATACTGCCGCCTTGCATAAGGAGCGTTGTAAATAATCTTAGCCGGCTCTTCCGTAACATTATTTTTCAAATGCCCTGACAACATAGGTGTATAAGGGTCCGACAGACGCCTGACTTCATGGGTAAAAAACCGTTGCCCTTTCCCATTTTTATTCAGTTTTCTTTTCAGCAGTATCTTGTCAGTCGGATCCATATCCAGTCTGATTTTCGTCATTATGAACCGCCTCCTATTCGGATATGTTTTGAAGAACCAAAAAAGTTCTCTGAATGACTGAGTATTTTTCCTGTCACTCCCGAGAACTCTTTTTTTATTTCTTCAATACCATTTACCTTTTCCCCGCTGTCCCATCTTCCGACAATAAAGAAATCCCCATTCTGCACAGTCCAATTTTCGTTCGGATTTCCCAATTCCCGAAAGTCATTAGACGGCAGCCATTCCTTGCACTCTTCATAGGGAATTCGTATCAGATATTCATCTGCACTTTTTAAACCTCCTTCTACGACTGCGGTCTTCTGCTTTGTGTGTAGCCACACCTTTTCTATGTGGTGGGGAATAAAGACTACGCGCCGCTCCATACGCTCTGGATATTGATTAAATATCGTTATAGACGCATTTGTCAGCATTATTCCACCCCCATATATAAAAGTCCTGTGTGTGACAGATACCTGTCTATCACGCAGTATATTTTTGTTTCTAAAGAAGATTCATCTGATACGTACGAAACGCTATAACCGTCCGTATTCTCGGACTGCGCCTGCCTTCCTCCGTATCCCTGTCTTATAATGGAATCCTGATATAGCAGTTCTGCCACTTCGCACAAACATAATTTTACCAGTTCTTCCGCTGAACCTTCCCCGTCTTCACACAGCATCTGACTTAAATACAGATTTGCTTTCAGTAAAGGCTGTTTGAGTGATGTTGCATCAGGAATGATAGTTCCTGCATACTTTTCCTGATAAAAGAGAAAATCTACTTTAACCACTTTTCTTCACCTCTTAAATACTCGCCATAATCCCCGCTGCTTTCAAAGCATCTAACAGCGCCTTAAATTCTGCCTTTGTCACACTCTCTCCCGTCGCTTCCGCTACTAACGCAGCCTGTTTCACACCGCCGAGCGTGGTTTTATTCGCCGCCGGCAGCGTGTAACTTGGTCCTGCCGGACCTTGCGGTCCTCTCTCGCCGGCAGGTCCTTTTGCTCCCGCCGGTCCCTGCGGACCTACCTGTTCATTTTTCACGCCCTGTTCCAATTTGTTCATTCTGGCGGCTGTGATAACCTCCCCGTCTTTCCATACAGTTGGTTCATAAGCCATGCTTTTACCTCCTATTTTTCTTCTCCGATAGTCGCCTTACCTATCTTTCCACTGCCAATTAAGGCGGTACTGTCAGTGGGTGTTACTCCACCGTATGTACATAAATACCGTCTTTTTTATTGTCGTAATATTCAGCAATACCAGCTGTACGATATGCAAATTTCCAAGCATCAGCGTTCTGATTTACCTCTGGGTCAATAATCTTTGGCACTGTATGTTTCTGATACTGGATAACAGCCTGTTTATCTACGATTAGGAAGTTCAAGTTCTTTCCGGCTGAATTTTTCGCATATCCGCCTGCCCCTGATGCAGTAAGGTCAATCTTTGAATAAAATCTTCCTTCCGGTACTTTAATCACGCTCGCAAATCCCTCGATTGCTTTCTTTGATGCAGTAGTATCCAAATCTTCAATCATACCAAGAACAGTAGGATTGATGAAAAGATAGCAGGTAGAAACGTTTGCCTCCGCATTCTCAATTTTCCCTTTTGCTGCTCTTAATGCTGCCAATGCCGCTTTTCCGTCCGTAAGGTTTGCCGCTACCGTTGTAACCCCCGGAATAGACGCATATGCTGCCAATCTATAGGCATCTAATTCAGGTACTACTTTCGTGCGAAGAAATTCTCCTGATAAACGTCCGAACGCAATGCCTGCTGACTCAATGTTATCCATTGCATCAATTGTAAACATACGTCCACGGTCATATGAACATTTCTTTGTTTCATACTCAAGTGTTACGTCTCCTGCTACATAACCGGTCTGTTTACTGTAGTTTGCGAGCCCCTGCATAGACATTTTCGGAATTAAAATTTCATTTGCATTTGCCCCTTCTTTTACAAGTTCATTCGGTCCGTCAAGAACCGCTGTAAGAGATGCTAACTTGTACACCTCATCTAACGCTGTTGAATACGCTTTTCTCAATGCTATTGTATTTGCCATAATCTTTTACCTCTTCTTTCTTAATCTTTCTTTGCAGGAAGTCCCATTGCCGCTCTGACTGCGTCTAAATTACTTCCTGAGCCTGCACCACCCGTAATTGTTACTGCATTATCAATTGGCTCTTTTGAACCAAATAAATAAGCATCAGACTCTTTCACGGTTTCCAATGCTTTCTTAATGTCTTCAGACTGATTTTTTGATTCTTTCAATGCGTCCATGTCCAAGAGTGCCATAACCGATTTCTCATTTCTTCCGCCAGCCTCTCTGATTGCTGTTTTTACGGATTCCTTGAAAACCCTGTCCGCCTCCTGTGCCTCATACTCTGCCTTCTGGTCTTTCAACTGTTGGTTCAAAGACTCAATTTCCCCTTTCATTGCCTCTGGGTCTACATTTTTGAACTTCTCAAGTGATGCCGTTGCAGTTTCCAGTTGTTCCTTATAACTGTTTGCTTCCGACTCCGCATTTTTTGTCTTTTCCTGTTCGGCTGAAACGTCTTTTGCATTTTCTGCCATGATTTTATCAATGGCGTCCTGTTCCAGTCCGAAATTCTTTAAAAACTCTGCTTTCATGTTTCAATCTCCTTCCATTTCTAATTGACTGTTTTAGGTCTAATCAACTGACCTGTTATGTAATCTATACTTACTGAACTTCCCCACCTCCTTAAAAATGAGTACAAAAATACCACTCACTCTTACGAATGGGTGGTATCTACACAACTGCTTCCATAGCCTTGTCATACTCAATCTTCAATTTTCTCTTGAACTCTTCAATCTCCTCTTGTGTCATACCGGGTTCTGCTGAAGCACAAATATAAGGCACCTCTTCCGCAAGCACATCTGTTGCATTTGGTTGGTCCTTGTACATTTCATCATAATCATCTACAAGTGCATCTTCAAGAACAATAGAAAACTCATATATATCGTCTGGTGTATTTTTGAGGAAATTATTAATATAATTCATTATTTTTTCAAACATTCTCCCAATCTCCTTTCGGTTTCTTAGCACGAATAATTGATACAATATCTCCAGTTTCTATGTTTTTAATCACAGATAATTGTAGTTCCTCCGAAAAATATACCAATTTGGTTTCGCCCTCTTTATAATTCGGATTCCCTTTAAGCACTTTCTTCACATCGTTCTCACTTATTTCCAAGAATCCCTTTTTATTTAATCTTGGCAATCGGCTCAAGGCATGATCTGATAGATATATTCCCTCTTTTTCAAATCTTACGTAAGCATCTTTCGATTTTTGCTTAAATTCTTCAGACCAGTTCTTTTTATTAATCGCAGAATATGTGTCAAATTTCTTTGTCAACAACTCAAATTCTCTAGGCTTATTATACTTCATTTGCCGAAAATCAGCAAGTGTCCCCACACTGTTTCCTAACACCTCTTTGTATTTTTCATACTGCTTAGAATCTTTCCGAGCATTCCTTATCATTTCCGATGTATACTTCATATTCTGCCATTTTGTATTTGTTGCCACTTTCCCAAAACCGTCAAGATAAATACGCTCTCTTTCCTGCGGAAGTCCCATTTTCTTACAGAACTTTGCATATTCATTTAACTGTCCCTGATATTTCGCCTTTTCAAGCATTATCGTATCCTTATCGGCTTTTCCGTCCTGTAATAGTTTTATTCTTTCTCTCTGTGCCCGCATGGAAGTTTCCATTTTCCTCTGCTTTTGTGTTGCTTCGTATGTGGTATATTTCTTATCCTTCCATTCTTTTGTCTGTCGTTCCTGGTGATTCATTTCGGCCAGCTGCTCATCTGTATACGTCCTGACGGATACTCCCGGAACAAATGCCATATAATTATGCCTACAGTTTGCCCCACACAAACCGTCCACACTTCCAAGACCACAGATATTTTCCAGTTCCTTCTTCGTAAATACCATACCGCCCCACCAATGCGTAGGTCTTGCGCCTGCGTGCCATGTCACCTCAAACGTATCTGTTCCTAAATCTTTTGCAACTTTCTCATTTATTTTGGCAGACAACTGGTTTACACCTGTCATAACGGCTCTGCGTCCTGCAACCGTAACACGATTGCTGCACCCACTTGCATAATCAACTGTTCTTATTCCTGATGCAGTCAGTTCTTTAACCACTCGGCGTAAAACCGTATTATAATCAAACACACCAGTGACAACGTCCATGCAGGCACGGTCAAGGTACTTCTGATAATACTCGCTGAATGGAGTAAATACTACCCTTCCCGCGTAGTTCAAAGCAAATCCCATTGAACGAGTAATGTTTTTAATTTCATTATTCGTCTGTTCATATATGGCATATACCCATTGTTGCAACTGTTCGTTATCTTCATACGGAATAAAATGACCGTTTATCTGTTCGTATATCCCTTTATTCCGAACATACTCCCAATCAATAACGTCTTCGTACATCTGCCATATCTGTTCTTGCGTTTTTTCTGTAAGTCTTTTTATTTCCGCCTCGATAAATTCTGTAGAATTTCCAAGCAAAATCTTCTTTTCAATCTGATAGTCCGCTGTACTGGTAATCTTTCCTGCTTTAAGAATTCTTCGGACAATATCCTGCATAACTCTTACCTGCATCTCTTCAAACAGCGCTTCGATTTGAAGTGATATTTTTATTAAGTCATTTGGTTGCATCTACATCACTCCATATCTCTGTGCTGTTCCGGAAGATTTTGCTTTGCGGTTTCTTCATCTTCGTTGTACCATTTCATCCGATATTCCCATAACTGCATTACTCCCATGCTCACGTCCTGCATATCCTGTTTTCTTTCCGCCTCTTCATCAGTCAGTATGGAATCATTAAACTTACAGTTAAATTCATATCCTGATGTGTACATACCCTCACGGAATGCAAGTCCTGCCGCGTAATCCTCAAGGCATTCTTTTAATTTTGCCTGAATTGCATTTACACGGTTATACTTTCTCTGTTTTGCAACCTTGATTTCCGTTGCCGTTTTCTCCACTTCCTGACAGTCAGACAAATCGCCGTAAGAAAGCCCAACGGAAAATTCTATCTGTCGATAATATTTCTCCAAACCTCGCTGGAACGCCTCATCGCGCATTAATGGCGAATATTCCCTGAGCAGTTCCTTGTCTTTTCCGTCCTCAAGGTTCATTCCTCTGTAAAGCCTTTCATTTAGCCGTGGCAACCTAAAATTACTTCCACTCTTCTTTAACGCTTTATCATCTACGTGAATAGCTCTTTCTCCTGACTCATACTCCCAGTCAAGTCTTGCTCCCTGTATATCCGCCTTTTTTATCAACTCTTTCGCAATTTCAAAAATAGAGATTCCACAAGGACTTTCATCAATGCTATTTTTCATTGGATTTCTGTAGAAACCAAAATCCATTCTGTCCATACCCGGATAAGAAACCGCTTCCGGAAGTTTTGCCCATTCCTCTACACTGTCTAAGCCTACTCTTCTCCCTATGTCATTTCTGCTCTCAGAATAGTAAACCGTATTCTCAATGATTAAAACCTTATTTTCTAGTCTGTGCCGCTCTATCTTTGTGTAGTGTTGATTTTCCCCTACAGTTTTGACAGTCATAAAAGCACAGTCATCAGGTTTGCCCGTATCGTCAAAATGAATCGGTATAAATTTATTTGCAGATACAAACTCTGATTTTCCGTTTCCCAGTGGCTTTAGAATAAATGAACCAAGTCCCAGTCCATCCTGCATATTCTCATTCAAATCAAGCAGAGCCTTTTGATAGTATGTATCTAACTTATCATTACTCAGATTACTCTCCATTTCTGTCAGAACCACATCTGCAAACTCACGGCATATTCCCTGTTCAATCTTAAGTGACTTTACATATTTGCTAACCCAATCAGCCTTCCCATTGAGCATATTTTTCCAATCATTAATTGCATCTATCATATCCTGTGACAAGGTCACATCTCTTCCGATAATTCTTTTGATTTCCGTATACCCAAACATTTTTCTCACCGCCTTCCATAGCCTACTCATCCACATTCTGTATCAACTCCTTCATGTCGCGCTCTATCGTATATTCAAACGCATCCAAACTGTCAATGTCTGTACTGCCGTCATCTAACCTCTCATCTTTCTCTTTTACCTCTTTATTCCAAACCGCATCGGAAAGTGCCGTTTCCAAACTCTCACAATCATCCGTAATAAAAAAACGCCCTGCTCCCATGAGCCTGACGGTACATCTGATTCTATCATTGATTGTTTTCTTTTTCGCTTTACGAACGGATACCCACGGATATTTCTTCTCCACTGCATTTCGTATGGAATTTCCTAAAACCGTTTCTGCATTATCATAATAAACGCTTTCTACATTGCAGTATTCCACATAATCTCCCCGCTGGACAATGACCGCATACTTATCAATCACTTCCTGCACAAACTCACAGAACAAACGGTCAAGCGTATTACTGTCAATATCATCGTTTTCATCTTTTGCCATAATTCTCTTCGATTTCAGAGCGATTACCTCTCTGTAATCATCTGTATAACCTCGCGCCACGAAAGAATGCCCGGATTGATTCCCACCAAAGTCTAATCCGATTTCTATTGACACAATATCATCTTTCCTGAACTGCTTTATATCCGTTTCCATTGTCAATTCGTCAACTACTTCACACCGGAACTTGTCAGGATTATCGGCAAATCTTTTATAAATTGCACCTTCCGCTCTCTTCCAAAGTCCGAGTATTAAGCGGTCATAATAGATTGTCCCCTCGTACTCTTTACAAAGTTGTTGAACAAATTCTTCCGGAAGAAATGGGTTATCAAAAATTGTATATCTCTGCAGATAAATATCCAACTCATCGTTATCCAGAAACTCTTTCAGCCAATGTGTAGGGTGCTCCGGGTTACAACTTCCATCAAAGCAACTGTATGGTTTATCAAGACGGGATTTAAGCATCTGGAACACTTCTTTGTTCCACTTTGCTACCTCATCGCCATAACAATACTTGATTGATGCACCCTGTATCTTTGCCACCTGACTGATTTTTTCAGCACCTAGACAATATACATCTTCCCCACAGATGCGTGCCACATTTCGATTGTTAATATTCCCGATTAATTTGTCGGTATATATCTCCCTCATCGGCTGCAGGACGTTTCGTTCAATAGATTCTTTTGATACCCCAAGAATTACATTCAGTCCCGGCTTGCCTGCCCTTTCACGAATACGAAAAGGAATAACAAATGCAGTGTCCACATAGGACTTCCCGGAACGAACCGCCCCTGATTTAACGTTCCACCTATGTGTCGCATTTACGATATACTCATTCTGTTTCCTGCTTAACTGCATTCTCGTGCAACTCCTTCAAAATACTGTCTAATTTATCTAAAGCCTCGTCTGTTTCATTCTCACCTGTAACAGCCTGTTTTCTAGCCTGCTTTAATTCTGTATCTGCATCGCGGTTTCGTCTGTTCTCTTCCGGCTCCGGAGATTGCCCTGAATACTTTGCTACAAATGTAGCTGCCTTTGTATCACCGGCCATTGCCTCTTTGATTTGTGCCATTAAAATAGCCGATTCCAAAGTACACGCTACACCAAGCGACTCTAAAATCGGCTTATATTCTTCATTATCTATTTCAGCGGTAAGCAGCATATTCAACGTCTTCCTAAAGTCTGCTTTTCTTCGCCTTGCTTCTCCACTTGCTTTACCCGCTTTTATTGCAAGTTCCCGCCGTTCGTCCGCGGTTCGTTTGTCAAATCCGTAATCTTTTATGTTTTCATAATTGGCCACGTCACCACCTTCCTCTACTTAAATTTTTGCATGAGAAAAGACGCCCTGGTGGACGCCTTACATTTGTCTCATCTTCACATCAACTGCCTCTTTCTTGGCGCTAATTACATATAGTCTCTCAAATTCAAACATGAAAATTGTTTTTCATGCAAAAAAATAAGCCTCTCTACATAATCCATGTATTCTCGTACCAAAATAGGGTCTATTACATTTTCATTTACATCCATTTCTTGTTTTATATTCTCCGATAACATCTCAACTCTATTTCGTATGCGCCTATGTTCTCTCATCAACGCTTGCGGAATTTTCCCCAATTCATTTGCATTATTGCTTTTCATTTTATCTAAAACATACAGAAAATATTCCTGCGGAAAAAGACGTTCAGGAGATTTCAACATCATTTGTTGAGTCCTCAATAACTCAAGCATTTCTTCCAAAATTGCATTTTGATGTTTCTCCTCAGTTTCTCTACTTACTGTTTCCTCATGGCTTTGATTTTCTATTGCTTTAAAGGCTTCATCCATTTTAGGCCAAAATGCAGAAAACATAGTTTCCAGTCTTACATCATCCAATCCGTTTTTTTCTAAACAACTATTCATAGATTTAAATAATTTAAAAATGTCATCCCGATCAACATTAGTCATCTGAAACTGTAAAATTGGACTTTTAGATATATCTGACGGTTTTAAATCAAATAAGAATGGACATACTCTTGACTTATCTATGGCCTTCGATAAAGCACCCGCTTCAAAATTAAGCCACTGTGATTCTAAATTTTCTTTTGTAACACATAATATTCCGAAAGATGCCTCTTCCAATTCCTTAGAAATATCCGTACTCCATCTTGCACCCTTATCTATATCTTCTGAAGAAAAATATGGCTCTATATCTTGAATAACGCAAGGAATCCATTTTTTCAAAACTTTTGCTACTTCAAAACTCGTTTTTCCTGACCAACTTATAAATACTTTCATCTTCTGTTTTCCCCCACATAAACTATAATCTTTATATTGCATACAATCACTCCTTTTAGTATACTACATTTTTACAACTTATCAAGAAATTTATTACACAAAAAACACCGCACATTTTTGCACGGTGTTTCTTTGGGAATATTATGTGGGAGGAACGTATTAGTAAAAGTTCTAATCGTTCTAGGATAATTATATCATATTATTTTGTTTAATTGGTTTAATCTTTCAAATATTGAGTGATTTTTTGAGATATTCGTCCTTTCGTATATCCAAGTTGTTCCGCCACCTCTCTCTGTTTCTTTCCTTCAAGGTATGTAAGTTCAAATATCTGCCGTGTTTCACTATCCGGTATACCTGCAATAAACTCTTCTATCTCAACGATAAGGTCATTTACCTGTTCTCTCCGTTGTTCCTTAATTCGTATCAGTTTCTTAATCGCATCGTTTTCCTTCGGCTCAGCCATTCGTACAGTTGTCCTAACCTGTGTATAGGGAAAATCATTGCTTGAACCTGTAACCTTCCCCATAACCTCCGGAACATTCTCCTGACGCTCATACAACTTGTCCAGTTTATCATCAAGCATCTGAAGTTCTTTCTTCAATGCTCCGTACTGTTTTAATTTTCCCTTGTCCATCACTAATCCCTCCCTTCAGATTGACGCCCCACTTCTCAAGGCAATCCCCTACGCTGTACGTAGGATACGCCTTCCGGTGAAACGCCTTGACTGCCTCTTTACTGGCTTGCTCCTCTTCCAGTTCGGCCATGTGGTTCTCCTGCTTAATCTTCTTTTCATGCCTGCTTATATGTTTCAAGTTGTCACCTCATTTCCAAAATCTTCTCTAGTACGTTCATGTTATCCCTCTTTTCTTGATATCCTGTTAAATTCCTCTCTAAATCTTTCAACAACCCACGATTTTTCATAGTCATGTTCATCTGCAAATTCTTGAATATCTTGCATCACATGTTCTGCAAGGCTTTTCATTTCCTTTACAGCTTGGTTATAAATTGCATCACCCATCACTCCACCTACCTATTCATGTTGGCTTTCAATAGTACCATTTCTTCCGTTACCTGTTTCAAGTCTTCTTTCCCGAGACCATATTTTAGAATTTCACATTTTTCTTCAGCGCAAGCACAGTGTTTTAAACAACAATAGTTTCCGTATTCTGTAGTTTCTACAAAATCACAATTTGGAATTTTCATCACTCCACCTCCAACAAATCTGCACTATCAAAAATGTTGCCGCAAACTTCTACGTCTATTTGTGATTTTAATAGTGTTCCTAAGTCCCATTTTTGGTTAATAAAAACTGAGAATGTACTTTTTACACATTTAGCCGAATAGTTCAAATGCTGTTCTGACCAATAAATACGGAAAATATCGCCAGTCTTATCCCTTACAATATCATTCTCCCAAATCCTCTTACCATTCTTGTCGGTAAGTCCTGTGAACTGGCAGAGGGTGTCGGGGTCAACCTCAATAAATTCATTAAATCCAAGTCCAAAACTGTTCCAGCAAATAATAAATTTCTTTTCTGTATAAGGTTCGCTAAAATATCCTCCTTCCACCCATTCACCATTATCTTTTCTCTTTGCTTTAAAAAGTATTTCTCTATTCATTTTTATCTTCCTTTTCTAAAATGTACTCTAAGTCATTACCTATGGGATTACACATAACTACTTTCCAACCGTCTTTCAACAATCTCCTTAAATCTTCGTATTTTCCTTCATCTCTCCAATATCCACTTGGTGTTGGTGCTGTTCTTACTGCTGTCTGCATTACTTTTTCATTCCTTTCTGCACATTCTTTAAATGCTCTACGATAGCACTTTCATTTGTTTCACAATCATGTAAATAATGATATGCTTGTTTTAGCAAATACAACTTTGTCCTTAACGAATCCGGATTCTCATCTGCATAGCGTTCTTTCCATTCCATCCATGTACGATATTCACAAATTACAATACTGCTGCCATCAGGTAGATTGTATCTGTAGTATGTTTCGTTCGCCTCCGGCACCGTGAACCATATCGGCCAGTCGTGGAACTCCTTTAAAAAGTCCTTTCTTTGGTCGTTATTTCTCAACATTGGAAAGTCCGGTCTTAATTCTTCTGCCCTTTTCTTCTGCTCCTCAATATTCTCATATTTGGCTAATTTCTCCATAGCCTGTCCAAGTTCGCTTTTATCCTTAATAACGGCTTTTCCACTGTGGTATTCTGTTAATCTCTCCATACCTCTTCCTCCACTAATTCAATATCTTATTTCGTTTTTCCAATTCATCTTGCATCTCTATAATCCACTCTCTAACAAATTTAAACGGATACCTCTTAGCAAGTTCCCTTGATTCTTGAATGAGAATATTCCAATCATTTCCACTTATTTTTTTATTCCTCCACTTAAGCCAAAAACAATTGTAAATTTCATTCGTTGCTTTAAACATTTGCTCATTTGTCATATCACTTCTCCAAAGATTCAACCTGAATATACAATCCCGGAAGTTCCGCCCAAAACTTCTCAACAATCTCCGAAACCACAAGAGCATCATCTTTCCAAAATTTTAATTCTGTCATAACATCTTTTAACATTTTCTGTAAATTGTCTGTATCCGGCTTTGTATATTTGTATTCACCATCTTTATGATTCCCCGTACAATGAAAGCACCACTTTACAACCAAACGTACAGGATCATTAAACATCTTATCCGGAACATAGCCGGCAAGATGATCTCTTAATTTACATCTCGCTGCCAATAGTTCAGGCGGTTCATAAAATTTCGGTTTTCCTTTTACGATTGCTACTTTTTTCTGCTGATAAGTTTTCGTTGGAGGATTCATTGCTATAAAAAATTTCATATACTTTTCTCCTTTAAATCACTAAATTATTTTCAAGACAAACTTTTTAGTCCTTGAGTCGTAGGGAAGGACGGCGTCGTGCGTAAGCTGTCGCACGACGTCTTTTCCTACTCAGGACCTACTGGGACAAAGACATGAAATATATATACGTAGTATATATATTTTTGTCCCTCCTTTTTGTCCCTCGGACAAATACGCTAATCGTGTTTTTGTCCCACTTTTTTGTCCTTAGGGACAAGAACGTCATTTTCTGTTTTTGTCCCTAAGGACAGACACATTATTTTTCCGTTTTTGTCCCTGTCCTTTCAGTTACTTTGCTTCCTAAAATTTGATAACCTCCATGCTCATTCACCCTTCTTCTTGCTGTTTTTTCACTCGTTCCCATATATTCAGCAAGTGCCTGAAGAGTAATATCTCCCTCGATTCCACACGCTGCCACAGCCATTTCAACCGATTTTTTTCTCTCCTCTGCTTTCGTGTTTTTTGATTTTCTGCTTTCCATCGCACGTTTCCAAGCAGGCTTTTCTTCGTCCGGCTGAACGTCTTTTAAAATTCCTACCGTATCGGCTCTGTGTACCGGATAATCAAACCATGTATTTTTCGGCTCAAACTTTTGAAACTCTCTCAAAGTTCCTTCTATTCTCCATGCAGTTTTGCCTTCTGCCAATTTAATCTCCTTTTCAATAATTACCTGTAATTCTGCATACTGCCTTCTTGTCAGTTTCTCTTTACAGTACTCCTGCATTGCTCGGCTGCTTAACATATCATCTTGCGAAACATCTTCCTGCCATGCAAAATGAGAATCTAAATACATCGTACATGCTCGGCATATTGCTTTATTTACTTCCTGTTTCTTTACTGCATCAGTTAATTCAAGTTCAATCAAATCCAACAGGGCATCAGGGTCTCTTGCAAACACACCTGAACCTGAGGCTCTGTCCATAGACCTTTTTCCTCCCTGACTTCCTTTACTGTGATGATGACAGTAAATAACTGACGTTCCTAATTCCGTACAGATTTTATCAAACTGATTACAAAATGCAGACATCTGATCTGCACTATTTTCATCACCCGTAATAACCTTATAAATAGGGTCAATAATGACTGCAACGTAATCTTTTTTGGCTGCCCTGCGAATCAGTTTTGGAGCCAATTTATCCATAGGAACTGACTTTCCTCTTAAATTCCATATATCAATATTATTTAAGTGTTCTGCATTCCAGCCTAATGCCTGATATACATCTTTAAAGCGATGCAAACAACTGGCTCTATCCAGTTCCAAATTCACATATAGAACTTTTCCCTGTTCACATTGCCAATCCAGCCACTGTCGACCTTCCGCAATCGCACAGCACAGTTCTATTAAAAGGAAAGACTTACCTGCTTTTGATGGACCTGCTATTAACATCTTATGCCCTTTTCTAAGCACCTCATCAATTAAGCATGGTGCTAATTCCGGCAAATCCTCCCAAACACTTTCCAAACTTTCCGGTTCAGGCAAATCATCATTGACGCTTTCAATCCATTCATACCACTCATTCCATGATTGTTTACCTATATTGGTATCTATCAGAAATTGTTTATTCCCATTGCGAATAATCCCGGGCATTCTGGAAAGGCGTGAAGGATTCTTATTCTGAGTATCTACTTTAAAACCATTCTTTTGGCAAACAGCATATAAATAATCGACTCTTTTTCTATACTCATTATAATCAGAGGCATCTACCTTAATAATTGCGTGAATGCTTTTTCCTCCTGAATGAACAAGGCATGCTACAGGCAATTCAAGTTCTCTTATAATCGCATTCTGCTTTTCAATCTCAAGTTCATCTGATTCTACTAAAGCATAACGAAATTCTGTAACATTTTCATTTTTTACACCTTTACCGTCTATTGGATTAAAACGAATCCATGCTCCTGCTTCTGTATTATAATCACCTAATACACTTCCAATGTCATCATTACACTTTGATAATTGTTCAATAAGTTGTCCTGCAGTCCTGTCTGTATTTCCTTTTGACGGAAGAAACTTCCCGTCTTCATTCTTCCAACTCTGTGTAACATATCCAACATTTTCAGATGACTCAAACAACGTTTCAAGATATTTTATCAGTTGACTTGCCGGATTCCATGCTTTCGGTTGCTGAACTTCTACATTTTCAATCCATGTTTTATCTACAACCACTTTGTCATCTTTTTCTATGAAAATATCATCATTCCAGTCCAACTCATATCCTTGTATTTCAGGTTTCCAGCCACGGTCCTTTGCCATTTGAACAATCGTTCCTGCCGTAACAGGATAGCCATTCCCATGAAATCCGGCCCATTTTCTTTGACATTCACCGGAATGGTATCTGCTGTCTGAACGGCTCCATGAATCCCATACAGATACATCGTAACCGTCCTCTTTTAAGGCCATGCCTACATATATCCATTCCTGATAATTTAATTCAGAAGGATTTAAAAAGTCCAATATTTGCTTGATGTCATAGCCTCTTTCCATACTTATGCTCCTTTATATTCTTGTGGATTTATATCTCTTGGAATTCTCCAACCATTTCCTGCAATTCTGTCTATAAGGTTTTTTGCTGTTTCAAACTTCCATGTTCCTACGTGTTGAAATCCTCTTCCCTCCAAAAATCTTATCTGCTTTGGCGTTGTCAGTCCTTCCGCACGTCTCTTATCAAGTCTGTCTAATAATTTTGCTGCTTTACCGGCATTTTCTATTTCATCTGGCATGATTCCCAGTTTTTCTAACGTCTTCTTCTGTTTATCTGATGGCGGTGACATTTCCCACCCAAAAGACGGTATATATCCCGATAAATCTTCTGCCTGTATACTCATTTCAAACTGTAACGGGTCTACAAGTTTTTTCTTACGTTTTTTCATCTCTGAAAGTTGTTTTGCCAGTGCTTCTTCTCGTTGTACCACAACGTCCTCTGCTGCTGAACGTTCCGCTTCCTCAATGTCAATGGCAATTCCCGGCTCTTCTTCCATATTTTTAGTCATCTGCCTTGCCACATCTTCATTTTCACAAATCAGACTAGCAGGATGACATAATTCGTGTCGCTCTGTGTGCCATAAGAAATCAAGTAATAATAAGTGGTCCTTTCCCGGATATAACCGAGTGCCTCTTCCCACCATTTGACAATACAAACTTCTTACTTTTGTCGGCCGCAATACAATTACACAATCTACTTCCGGGCAATCCCAACCTTCCGTAAGCAACATAGAATTGCATAAAACATTATATTTTCCATTTTCATAATCCGATAAAATTTCTTCTCTATCTTGACTGTTTCCATTCACCTCTGCCGCCGCGAATCCTTTTTCATTTAGAATTTGACAGAATTTCTGTGATGTTTTAACAAGAGGAAGAAAGACTACTGTTTTTCTGTCCATACAATATTTTATCATCTCATCTGCTATGCTCTGAAGATACGGATCAAGCACTGTTCCAATATCCCCTGCTTTAAAATCTCCTGACTGCATTCCAACTCCTGACATATCTATTTTTAGCGGAATAGTCAGTGCTTTAATAGGTACCAGATACCCTTCTTTTATTGCTTTGGGAAGCGTATATTCATATGCAAGATTTTCAAAATAACTCCCTAGGTTTCTCATATCTCCTCTATCGGGAGTTGCTGTTACTCCGAGAATATCCGCCTCTGAAAAATACTGCAGTACTGTTTGATAGCCATCGGAAATGCAGTGGTGTGCTTCATCTATTACAATCGTATCAAAATAATCTCTTTCAAACTGTTGAAGACGTTTCGGTCTCTGCATAGACTGCACAGAACCAACTACAACGCGAAACCAACTTCCCAGACAACTCTCTTCTGCTTTTTCTACTGCACACTTTAAACCAGTAGACCTCGAAAGCTTGTCCGCTGCCTGTTCGAGTAATTCCGCACGATGTGCCAATATCAGTACTCTTCGTCCTTCCCTTACGCAATCCTCTACGATTTTAGCGAATACAATCGTTTTGCCACAGCCTGTGGGCAGTACTAAAAGAGTACGTTTAATTCCGCTCTTCCAGTCCTGCTCCACCGCTTCTCTCGCTTCCTGTTGATATGGTCTTAATTCCATTAGAACGCACCTGCTTTAAATGTTTTCTGTGGCTCTTCCTCTTTTGGATACAACTTTTTAATACGATTGATTTTTCGCTCTTCTCCATCTCTATTTTCATAAGTATCTACAATAATATGGGCTCTGCCCGCTGCACCTGAAACCTGGTTCCAATTCATTGAGATTCTTTCTCCCTTTTTCTTTAAGCCAATTGCAGCAAACAGTTCAGAAAGTTTCCATTCCAATGAAGAATGTAAAATATAATTCTCTGTAATTGTTGTACTTCCCTTTGCAGATTCAATTGTGAAAAATACTTTTGCCATGTTGCAGGCAGGAAGTTTACCACTTCCCTGCGAGCGTGCTCTTTCATATTTTTCAATTTTAAAGTCATAGTCCCCTTCTTCTAATAAAATAAACTCCTGACTATCCTGCTCAATCTGGTCATCCCAGTTTAATTCTCTTCCTTCATTATTCATGTATGTAAATCCTCCTTACTCTGAAAACGGTATTTCCTCTTTTTCTTTTATTTCTTTAATCATTTCATATACCTGTGGCCAAGCCCCAACTAATACTCCTTGAATAAACTCAGGATCATAACGTTCAATAGGAGTATTTTCTGGATAATATCCTCTGGCCGCAACAGCACTCTGAATGTGCCACTCATTTACATTGTGTTCTTTCATTAAATCCAGCAGAGCCTTTGGTAAATGTTCCGGATTACTGTCAAAAGAACTTCTGTCAGGTGAAACTGTTTCCTGATTACTTTGAACTTCTACAGGCATTTGTTCCTGTGTCATAAACTCCGGCATAACATTTTCTTTTCTCTCCGGAAGCGACTGTTCAATCGGATTTTGAACAACATTTTCACACTTGCTCTCCACAACTTTCTCTGTGCTGCATGAAGCATTTCCTTGAAAGATATGTGCAATTTCTTCATATGAAAATTTTGTTTCCGGCGGAAGATTATGTCTGTTTTTAGCGTCCCAACATGGATGATGCGTAGTATACATAACCCTTGTTCCACCCTGTGCCTTGTTCTTTCCTTTTTCAGCACCTTGTCCATCTACATTTACAACATAGGTTTTATAATTTGCAAACAACACCATGTCTGCCCATTCTTTCAATAATGGGGCTACCTGTTTTGAAAGTTTTAACTCCCAACGGTCATATGCTCCCATTTCATCTGGTTGTTCAAACTTTCGCATTTTCGCATGAGCCGTCATCACAACGTTAATGTTACGTTCTATCAATTCATCTAAAAGATTTAACAATCCTCCAAATTCTTCCATTAAATACACATACCCTTTTCCATAACCAAAATCTTCAATACTTTTTTTCTTGTTTTTAGCACAAAGATTTTCGCTACAAAGTTTTTCTGCCCAGTCTGCAGTATCTATAACAAGTGTTTTCAATTCATTTGGATTGTCTCTAAAATAAGTAACTTGTTCAAGCAACATCTGAAAACTGCTCGGTTTTGGCGTTCTGGCCACATTCATATGTTTCGTACTACCTTCTGTATCAATAAATATCGGATCAGGAAACTGTGAAACAAACGTTGATTTTCCAATTCCCTCTGGTCCGTATACAAGTACTTTTTGAGCACTTGGAATAATTCCTCTAATGATTTGCATTAAAATACACCTTCTCTCCATTTATTTGTTTTTGTCGGAATAGGTTCTGCAGTCTCTTGTCCCACTACATATCCGTCCTCAATAATAATCGAACACTCATCACCTGTTGATACCCTTGTGGCAATAGCCTGCAGTCCCTCTTTTTCCAGCCATTCTCCAAATTCCTTTAAGGTTGCCATATCCATTTGTTCCAATTTATCTAAAAGAACAAATCCACACTCCGGATTTAACTTCCTTACGATTGCCGTAGAAACCTTTAATCTATCTGAACCGGACATATTATCCCACTTCTGTCCTTTATAAATTAACTCTCCCTCCTTTACAGATAGTTCCGGTAACGGTAATTCTGCAGCATTTAATAAATCTTGTTTTTTCGTTCTTGTCTTTTCTATCTTTTCAGTTAGTTCCGTATACTGTTTACGATATTCTTTTGCATCTTCTTCCGCTTTTTCTTTATCCAGATTTGCCCTTACTTTTCGATTAATTTCTTCTATATTCGCAATACTGTTTTCAAGTTCTGCCGTAGATTCATCATGAATATCCTGTGCTGTCATTAATGCCACATTTAATGATGCCTTTGCCTCTTCCAATTCAGCCTCTTTTTTCTGTAATTGCTCTCGCATTGCTAATACTTCCTGATTTAAAAAGGCTACTGATTGCTGATACTGACTGACCTTTTCACGCTTTCTTTGATTTTCTCCATTTCGTGCCAATACTTCCTGCTGCTTCTTAATCAAGTCTGTTGGAGAAATCAAATCTTTCGGTGCTTCTGCATAATATACCTGTTCCTTAGCATATTTTTCTTTTTGGTCTGCAATCTGTCCGATTGTAAGCCTCTGATTATAAAGTTCTTTTTCTTCTTTTTCCAAAAGAAGCAGTTTATCACCGACACCTATAATCTTTAATAGCGTATTTGCCTTTTCTTTTCCGCTGCTTTCCATAAACTTAGGAAGATTCAAGGCAAGAGTCTCAACAAATGTATTTAATAATGTCTGCCCTGCTTTCTCCCCTGACGGATCTGTTACCTTTAAACTGCTGTTTTTTCCTTTTCTCTCAACTACTAATCCATTGTTCATCACAATTTTAAGATTTGGTGGAACATTTGAGCCATGTCTCATTGCTTCTGTTGGTCTAAAGTTTTCACCGCCTAATGCCCATGCAATCGAATCTAACCGATGTTTTTCCCTGATTGTTATTTCCTCCAATAACAGTCAAACCATTCTGTGTCGGTTCAATTTTTACGGCACGAATTCTTTTCACATTTTCAATTTCTAATTTATTTATCTTCATTGTCATTTGACTTTTCCTCAACTTTCTTCTACAATTAAATTGGTTAATTTATCTGAGTGCTTTAGGTTTTCCGACCTTTATAAGCACTCTTTTTTAGTACCCGATAATCAGCCAGTACAGAAACATTCCTACACAAAACCATGCCGGCAGGGAATATACCAGGTATTCTAAAAAATCTTCTTTCCATTTCTTCACTGCTTCTCTCTCCTTTCTTATCCTGCAATCAAAACACCTAATGCAAATGTTCCAAATAATGCCAGTACAATAACCAACACAATTACAGTTTCTTCCAAACGCTTATATAACCAACGTTTTCTGTATGCTTTCGCACGTCTTTTTGAAAACTCACTTTTCTTCTCGTTTGCCATGCTTGTCCACCTCCTTATCCGCCTAAGCGGTTTTATCCTCTTTTTTGTGTATCTGTGTCCACTCAGAGTTTTCCTGATGCTCAATCAATGTCACCAATAACTTCTTGATGAAATCTTCACGTTTTTTTGTTTCTTCATTCACACTTACCACCTCTCTAAATTCTATGTACTACTGTTTGTACTTGTTGCGTTGTCCATGTTAATCTCCTATAATCTAATTACCGAGTACCAATCGGAATAATTATGAAAGGAATGATTCAAATTAAAGTAACTGTCAAACTAAATACTTCCAACATGAAACAAAAAATTCTAAACCAAATTGAAACGGAGGAGAAATCTATGCAATTAACCAAAGACACCGATAAAATGCTTTGTTTAATCTACGAAGAATTTCTGGAACGTAGAAAAAACGGATTATCGAAATCAAACGCTAAAACATTCGAACGCCCTGCCGCTTTACAGGAACAATTTCTTCAAGGTATACACAAAGATGATATTTATGATGCTCTTGTAGAACTCAAGCGAAATAACTTGATTCGTGCATATTATGATATGGGATTCCAATTAAACGACTCAGCTATCATTTATATGGAAAACCGTTTCAAAAATGGTTTGAAAGAAGTCACTGATTTTATCAGTAAATTCATTCCTTAACTTCCTGGTCGCTGGTGCTATAAAACTCATCTTTTGTAGTCATCAGCGACCATTCTCCGTTTTCGAATGTTAAACATAAATAAATTCCATTCGCCGAAATGTCTTTTCCATTCACCTCAACATGTCCAACACCGTTTTTCACATCGATGTGTACAGACTCCAATTTTTTCGCCTTCACTTCCTTACCTCCTACCCTGCTTTCTCGTTATTATTCTCTTTATCTTGAACACCCAAAATAAGTATTCGAGAAGATTCTACAAGAAAATTTCTTATGGAATCTCTTTCTTTTCTTCGAGTACATTTTCGTAATCTCAAAGTTTCATCAAGCATAGCCTGACATAAAAAAGATACTGCATTATGTTTTGTATAATTCAAAACCACCGTGTCGTTCGACATTTTAAAACCGCTCATTCTCATCACCACTTTCTTTTTGCCGCTTTGTTTGTTATAATTTCACATATACAATCATTGAAAGGAGTACTATATGCTAACTAAAGAATCTAAACTCATACTCAACTACTTAATTTCCGCATTTTCTGAAAATGAAACCATGATAAGTTATTCAGAAATTATAGAAAACACTGGATTGCCTCTTCACGAAGTCGATACCTCCCTACAATTTCTTTTTGAAGAAAACTATTTGAAACTCAAGAGGTATAAAAACGGCGGATTTGTGCATTCATTAACACACAAAGGTTTTCATTATGAAGAGTTCGATTCCTCTTCGCCTGTTTCCCAAACAAATATCTTTAATGCTCCTGTTTCAAACTCAGCCGTTGGCAATACGGGAAATATAACAATCAATAACGGGATTTCTTTTTCTGAAATCCGCTCATTCATTGAATCAATGAATATTTCAGTAAATGATAAAAAAGAAGCACTTCAAGTAATTGACTATGTAGAAACTCTTACCGAAAATGAAGCCCCTCTGAAGAAAGGCTTTTTATCAAAATTTAAGGATACTCTCTCTAAACTTGATTGGTTGCCTGACTTAATCGGTAAATGTTTAGTTGCATACTTTTCTTCCATATAATCAGCAAATATATGCTTTAAATGTTTTATCAAACTGAATATCTAGACCGTATTTACCTTTATCAAACACAAGGTTAAGTGCGGTCACATTGTCTATTTCCTTTCCATTTACCAACAGAATTCCACTCTGCACGTCAAGAAAGATAGACTCTAATTTTGTTATTTTCCCGTCTCTAGCAGCGATTTTTAATGGAAAACCACATTTCCCACAAAACTTGTCGCTCTCACTCTCCTTAATCTCTGCTCCACATTTTAAACATTTCATCTAACTATCCTCCTTTTCACCATTTGGTTCGAATGTATCGCCTATATCTAATTGTTGCATTTTTGGGACACTCGGGTTAAAAAAAATATCGACTGGGTCTTTGATATTTAGTTCTTTCGTGATTTTTACCACTTCTTCCAATGTAAACTGACTTCTACCATTCAGTTTAGCATTGAGCGATTGTACAGTAATCCCCAAACACCTTGACAACTTTTCTTGAGACATTTTTATTTCTGCCATTTTCCCTTTTAATTTATCAAAAGACATTTGCTCACTCCTTTCGTTGCATTTTTGGGATGACTTTATCTTAACCCATTTTAATCTACGTGTCAACCCATATTTGCAACATTTTTTTAATTTTATTAATTTATTTGTTGCAAATATGAAAAAATAGTTTATAATATTGGTATACGGAGGTGTTAAGATATGAATGAAAAAGAAGTTTCTGATAAAATGCAAGAAATAATGATAAGAATGAAAAACAGAAGAGAGGAACTGGACATGTCATACCAAACCCTTTCAGATAAAGTTGGAATCAGTAAATCCACCCTACAACGATACGAAACTGGATACATAAAAAATATGCCAGTTGATAAACTCGAAGATATCGCAGATGCACTCCAAGTATCCCCTGCGTATCTAATGGGATGGGAAACTAATAGTACCACAAATGAACCTACTACTATCGCCGCCCATTTTGACGGTACAGAATACACTGAAGAACAACTTGACAGAATAAAAGCCTTTGCCGCTTTTATCAAAACTGAAGATAATAAATAACTGGAGGGATTACTTTGAATAAATACGAAGAATTACTTCAAGACGCATCTGATGATAATATACGTGTTTATGAATCCTTTGACTTAAATGGTGACTCCCCTTCAACAATAAAGATAGACGGTCTTTATATTGATGGAAATATCGCACTTGATAAAAATTTAAAGACAACCGCTGAAAAAGCCTGCGTCCTTGCGGAAGAATTGGGGCATCATTATACTTCTCATGGAAACATTATAGATTTAACACATGTTCAAAGTAGAAAACAAGAACATCAGGCACGATTTCATGGATACAATCGTCTGATTGGTTTATGTGGCATCATATCCGCATTTAAAGCAGGGTGTCAAAACACATATGAAATTGCAGAGCATCTGCACGTAACAGAAGATTATTTTCAACAATGTATTAATTGCTACAGAGAAAAATATGGTATTTGCACAACTGTAGACAATTATGTTATTTATTTCATTCCCAACCTAACTGTTGGGGAGAGAATTTAGCACAATTAACACATTAAATACATAATATCAAGGAGGAAGAAATTATGAAAAAGAAACTATTAACACTATTGATGGCATTAACACTTTCAGCGTCCATTATCGCTTGTGGTGGTAAAAAACTCCCAGACGGAATGTCGCAAGATACTTACGATACAGGAATAAAGGCGTTAGAAATTATGGATAAATACAATGATGCTGATATTGATGCTGATGAAGCTGATAAGCGTTTAGAAGCACTGTCTGACAAATTAGACTCCTTAGAACTGAGTGATGACGAAAGTGCTGAAAATTCATTTGTCCAAAGCAACATCTTATCATTTCAATCTAAACTTTTTTTGGGCGGAGACACCTACACTACTGCTGATGACTTAAGAAAACTACTAGAACTAGACTAAATTACATTATTAATTATTTTACTGGAATCTACAGGTAAATAATGGAAACTCATCTGACAGGAGAGCGACTATGAGGTATATTTTTGAAAATGAGAATGCACTTGAGTTATATTATCACATCACAAAGGAAATGAATGTGAAACTTGTTCCTCACGGTTTTGAAGATGAGGTCTATATCAGCGAAGAATTTATGAACGAGTGCATGAAAGATATTATTACTAAAGATAAGAGATTTAAAAAATAGGTATTAATCGCTATGGCGTTTATACAATATAAAAGAATGAGAAAGTGAGGGATACGTTATGGGGTTAAGATTTAGAAAAAGTATAAAAATCGCTCCAGGACTAAAAATCAATCTAAACAAAAACAGTATTAGTGCTACTGTCGGAACAAAAGGTGCCCACTACACCGTAAACTCAAAAGGAAAGAGAACCGCATCAGTCGGAATCCCCGGCACGGGAATTTCCTATACACAGACAACTGGTGTCAAAAGCAAAGGTTCTAAAAAGGCTGACACTTCAACCAATTCTTATACTTATTCTCAGCCTAACAATACAGAACCAAATAACAACGATAAAAAATGGTATCAAAAAACAGGTTGGATTATTGCTTGGCTAATCCTATTCTTCCCAGTAGGATTGTTCCTAATGTGGAAGTACAGCGATTGGAAAAAGGCTATAAAAGTGATTGTTACTGCCCTATTTGCTTGTTTCACCATTGCTGCTATAACATCACCAACTTTAGAAGACGTGTCTTTATCTGCAGATACTTCAAAGACGTACGATATAAAACAGGATATACCTATTAAAGCAACTGTTTCACCGTCTGATTACGAATTATCCGATACTGATTTCAATATTTCAGGTGGAGAATTAAAAATATCTGACGGGAAAATAACTTTTTCTGCAACCAAAGGCGGAGCCTATGAAGTTTGGGTTGAGCATGACGATATTAAGAGTAATACACTCAAATTTAAAATAGAAGACAAAAAGGCTATTGCTAAAAAGAAAGCCGAAGAGGCTAAGAAAAAGGCTGAGGAGGAAGCCAAAAGGAAGGCTGAAGAAGAGGCTAAAAGAAAAGCCGAGGAAGAGGCACGAATTGCTGCTGAGCAGGAAGCCAAAAGGAAAGCCGAAGAAGAAGCACGCTTAAAAGCCGAACAAGAAGCTAAAAGAAAGGCTGAACAAAATACACCTCCTGCGAACCAAACACATACCCAAGCACCTCAGCAATCCTCTCAATCGGGAGGCACTGTTTATTGGGTATCAGGAGGAAGTGTTTATCACTCAACTCCAAATTGTGCAACTTTAAAACGTTCAAGTAATATTCGTAGTGGTTCAATTACAGAAAGTGGTAAGTCTAAGCCTTGTAAGGTTTGCCATTAATTCTTATAAGAAAAACCGCCCAGTGTTACCAGCACTGAACGGTCACTACATACCCGAAGATATGCAAGTATTCTAAGCAAATATATTGTATCATCTTCGGAACAGTTTAACAATCAGAACATTTATTCTATTGTTGGCTGTTATTTTTGTACCTATTTTTTAATACATTCTACAAAGGAAGGTGATTACATGGCAAAAACAAAACGCTGTGCAATTTATATTCGCGTGAGTACAGAAGAACAGTTCATAAACGGTTTATCTCTTCAGGCACAACAGAAAGCACTTACAGAATACGCCACTACCAATAACTATACTATTGTTGACGTGTACGCTGATGAGGGGATTTCTGCCCGTAAATCAATGAAACACCGCAAAGAACTTTTAAGACTTCTGGATGATGTAAAACATAATAAAATTGATATGATCCTTGTCACTAAATTAGACCGTTGGTTTCGTAATATCAAAGATTACAATGTTACAGAGGAAATTCTTCAGGCACATAATTGCAACTGGAAAACCATTTTTGAAAACTATGACTCTTCCACCGCAAACGGACAGATGGTCATCAATATTATGCTGTCAGTCAATCAGGCTGAATGCGACCGTACAAGTGAACGTATCAAGGCCGTGTTTGATTACAAACGTTCTCAGGGAAAAGTTGTCAGTGGAATGGCTGCACCCTACGGTTATAAAGTGGTGGACGGATACATACAGAAAGATT